GCCGCACGGGTCGCGGCGATCAGGAAATCCCATGCGTGCTTCGGGTTCCCCGTTTCTGCCACTCCTGCAATCGCCGCTCTACCAAGAACGTCGTGCGGCAGTTCAACAGGTACAACGGCAAAGCCCGCACGGCCAAGGGCCGCGATCAGATTCACCGGCCAGTCCGCTTCATCCATCAGCAACGACTCGGCATAGTCGGCCACCCGCTCCAGCGCCTCGTCGTGCAGCCGATCCAGCGCGGCGTCGATGCGCTTACGGATTGCTGATGTGGCCGCCCGGCGCTCAATTTCGGCTTCTTCTTGCCGGCGCCTATCCGCATCCTCGGCGTCGCGCCGCTTCTTCTCCTCGGCTTCAATGGCCGCCCGCTGCTGCGCTTCGGATTCGCGGAGTCTCCGCTGTTCAGCATCGAACTTCGCGCGCTCCTCGGCCAGGGCCGCACGCTCGGCGGCGATGCGCGCATCTTCCGCCTTGCGCGCTTCGGCCGCGATACGGTCGCGCTCGTCCTGCTCGGCTTTGGCCTTTGCGCGCTCTTGCCGGCGCTGCTCGTCGGCGATGGATTTCTGCCGGTTGAATTCGGCGACCTCGGCGGCGTGTGCTGCGGCGGCAGCTTCCTGTTCGGCCTTGACGCGGGCGGATTCTTCGGCGGCAGCCACCTTCGCGTCCAGGATTGCGGCGACAGATTCTGTCGCCGCTGAAAGCACGACGCCGGCAGATTTCTGGAATTCTGCAAAGCTGTCATCGATGACGACTGCGCGCAAATCGGCGAGCAGCTCCTCGCAGGCTTCGATGCTGGCTACGGCCGCGGTGACCGGTGCATCGCGCATTTTATGGATGCGCTCGGTAATTGCGTCTACGCGCGCCTTTTCACGCTGCGCCGCTTCTCTCTTGATGCGCTCCTGCTCTGCATCATAGGCGTCGCGTAGCGATTTGAGCCGGATTTCTTCCGGCTCGATCAGCGCGACTAGCCGGGCCTCCTCAGCGATCACCGCCTTGCTGAAGGCTGTGGCCTCGGCGCGCGCAGACTTCGCCGCATTGACTACGGCTGTTCTGGCTTTGAGAGCCGCCATTGCGGCGGCATGGCACTGGTCCCGTCCGGCGCGATTGGTCGGCGCGGCAATATCCTTCGTGCTCTCGGCCAGCTCGATCAGGTGAGCGGCGGCGGTTTCGGATTGCAGCGCAATGGCGGCGCGCTGTACTACAGTCAATTCTGTTGTCACTGTCATTTCCTCAGAAAGGGATGTCATCATCGTCAAAACTTTGGGCTTGCGGCTTGGTGGGATCTCGTTTCTGCGGCTCCTGTCTCGGGCCGGCGTCGTCGCGCTTGCCGATCATCTCGACCTTGTCGACGCGCACTTCCAGCGTGGATCGTTTTCCGCCGTCCCTGTCCTGCCACTCGCGCAGATTGACTTCGCCGGATACTGCGACTTGCGTCCCTTTGGTCAGATACTGTGCGAGCCTTCCTCCACGTTCGCCGAACAGCGTGCACTTCGTCCAGATCGTGTTTTTCTTGTCGCCGTAGCCGACGTCTACGGCGACCGAGAATTCGAGTACCTGAGTGCCTGCCGGCAGATACCGGGTTTCTGCGTCTCGCCCAAGGCGCCCGGTGAAGCACCAAACATTCAGGCTCATGATCCAGGCGCCCCCTGCGCGTCTGCCGCTTTTGCTGCCTTCGACCAGCGGCTGTGATGCTGCTTGATGGCGTCCTTTTGCTCCGGCGTCAGATTCGCCAGCCAGGCCGAATACATCTTGACGCCATCAGACGACGCCGCGTCTCCGGCACGGACGAGATCCGCGGATTCGTCCGGCGTCTCGGCCGTGGTCGCAACAGTAGCAGCCATCGCCTGCACCGTGTACGCCTTTTTCGTGGCGCGCGTGGCGGTCAGGGCCATCGTGATCGACTTTTCGATGTGCGACAGATGGCTGATGCGGATGCCTCCAACTGCAGCGCCGCCGAATCGCACCTGCTCATCGAGGAACAAAGTCATGCTCTTGCCGACGTACTGCGCCCCGTCTGCGCCCCATGCGCGGACAAGCACTCTGCGCATGGACTTGCATGGTTTGTAGGGCTTGCCTTCGTCGCCGGCAAAGTGGATGGCGACCGGCTGATCCTCGGCGACGAGCTTGACGGCTGTAACGGTGATCGTGCGCGGCCCGGCGATCAGGTCGTCGGCGTTGAGTTGCTCGCTTTTTGGTGCGATGGTTCTCGATATGTCGAGACTCATATCATTATTTCCTTTTCAATTGTTCTTTCGGTGTTGATGATGACCGGCTGGCGAGCGAGCCATTCGGCGTATCTGGCCTGAGCAGCCGCCAGGCGTTGCTCGAATGCCGATGCTGCAGCGATGATGGCCTGCTGAATTTCCGGGCACGGCCAGACGCGCTTGACGAACATGGGCATCCCGCCGCAATAGCTCACGAAGTCCAGCCATTTGCGGCCGGTGACAAGCAGCCCGGTTTGGATTTGCAGCAGGTACTCGGCAGGCACTTCGTCGGCCAGAATCGTCTCGATCTGGAATTTCTGCCGGCGACTCTTGCACTCGATCAGGCCGTCGTCTCCGACAAGGCCATCGGGTGAGTACCCGATCACCACGCCGTGATCGTCGTTGGTCACGAATCCGCATTCCGTGACCGGAGCGAAATGCTCGGCGTATCGGATGCGCGCCTCGATCTCATCTTCGTGCCCGCGTAGCATGTCGTCGCTGATGTAGTGCGGCTCGGTGTAGCCGGTGATGCGCTGGCCGAGAAGCTCGAACATGTGCGCGCGCTCTTTGTCGTTGCTCGCGGGCCTGAGTGTCGGCGTCATGATCAGCAGCATTTCGCTGGCTGTCAGGATGCCTCGGCGAACGGCTAGCCATTCGTCGCTACCTTGCTCGATGTCGTGGTAGTACATGATCATGGCAAGCTCCCGATGAGTTCCTGCGCCTTGGAAACTGCCTCTCGGTACGCCTCCCATGCTCGTACAGAAAGCGCGGTCTCTGCGCGGTCGAGCTGTTCCTGGATGTCGTCCATCGAGGACAGCGCATCCTCGACGAGGGTGTCGACGCTGTCGTCGTAGCGTGGGTCACGCGGGCCGATGGCTGCCGGCCACGTCGCCGAATCTCCTGGTCCGGGCGTCATTTCGACTGGCCAATCTTGATCATCGCCATGCGCACACGGCTGGCAGTCAGCGCAAATTCCTGACTGCGCAGGATTGCCAAGCGCTCGTCGTCTGTCTGGTGCTCGCCGAGAGCATCGAATATGCGCCATGCCTGGCGCAGGGCTTCTTCTGTCTCGGCGCACTTCTCGTCCCGCATCGGTTGCGGATACGGAATCTGGAACTGCGCGCCAGACAGGAATTCTGCGCAGTCGTCTGCGAAATCAACGGATCTCATGACAGCCACCGCGCCGAGATCTCGCCGAAATAAGCAAGCAGATCGGCGGCCATGTCGGCCATCGGGTAGGGGACTGCGGATATGATCACCGCCAGGCTGACGGCGAGAACGACACGGTCCGCGGTGCTCATCGCCGCATTGTCGAGCGCGAGTTGCTCGAACATTTCAGCCTCATCGTTCCGACCTTCTGCTCGGCAGCGGTCGGCCTCGTCGAGAAATGAGATGATGCGTATGCGTGTTTTGTTCATGATTCCCTCCTGTTGAATGGTTGCGCCGTCTCTCCGGCTGTCAGGGATCTCTCGCCCACCCTTGCGCCAGCCGTTCGGCGCTGGTCCCGTCTTCCGGCGTCAGGTCGCGAGTGGATGGAAATGTGTGGATTGGTTATCCGTAGCCGGAGCCGGAGCCGTCGCCGTGGCCGTCGCCGTGGCCGGAGCCGTCGCCGTCGCCGTCGCCGTAGCCGTAGCCGTCGCCGTAGCCGGAGCCGTCGCCGTCGCCGTGGCCGGAGCCGTAGCCGTCGCCGTCGCCGGAGCCGTCGCCGTGGCCGGAGCCGTGGCCGGAGCCGTAGCCGTCGCCGTCGCCGGAGCCGTCGCCGTGGCCGGAGCCGTGGCCGTCGCCGTAGCCGTCGCCGTAGCCGTCGCCGC